GGATTAGTCCTAGAGTAGTCTTTAAAATCTTCTGGTCTTCCCCTATCAAAATCAGGTTCTTCTGAAGGTCCACCATCTTCAGCTTCTTTACAGGTGTTGTTCCTAATTTCAGTTAATCTTGTTCTTGCCACTCTTCCGTGGTCTACCCCGTCGGGTCCAGGCACTCCCACCCTACTGTCATAGCCAATATAAATAGTTTGCACATTTTGTTTTAATACTGCGGGGCTCATATTGTCAGCATCTAGGGGGTAATATCGTAAAGACCAATTTACAGCGTTTGGTTTGATATCCAATTCTTTAATTACAGCAGCCCATCGATTGGGGGTAGAGCACCTATCTAATGCAATTAGTTCTTCCTGGTACGCCTCTTGTTTTACAATTTTTGGTATAGATGTGGTTTTGGATATAGCGTTAGTAAAACTTATGCCAGTAACATATGTACTACTGTGGGGAAGAACTTCTCTATCTTCGTTTGAATTGTTTTCATTTCCATTTTTCTTTAGTTTTACATAAATATCTGGTTGAAGAAACACATTTGATTTTTTCGCTCTTACGGTAAATACAAAAAGTCTTTTTGTTGTTTCTGCGTCTGTAGTTACACCACTGCTGCTTACGCTGTAGCCTGGGTCAGTGTAGTAAGGGAAATCACCAACAGTTTTTCTTTTAAATAATTTTTCGTGCTTTCTCCACTCAACTTCGCTAATTTCAAAGTTTGCTGCTTGGGCATTCCTATAAGAGTCTAAAACATATACCTCTAGATCATCGTCTCTGGTTAAAGGGGTTGCAGGACTTGTGGGATTAAGTTGAAAAGCGTTTTGTTTCCAAACCCTCACTACATAGTAAATAGTATTGCCTTTGTACACGCTTTTATTATCTGTGTTGACTGGGACTGCAACGGCAGTTTGACCCCCAGCCTCATAGCAATCTACGGTCCAAAAGTATGCTGGATACCCAGCTTGATATACAGAGTTTGCATCCTGTACGGAAGAAAGGTTCTTATATGTCCAAGCCATTAGTTAACTCCCAGTCCATTCACCTTAAACTCATCATTGATAGCCTTCTTTAAGCTAGAAGCAACTCTGGTAATCTCTGCACTACCTAACTTATCTACCTTAAGCTGTAAGTCTACCTTTACGTTTATTGTTTGATTACTAGTCACTGATCCAGATATAGATCCAGATCTTCTGTATCCCGCTGCACCTGTAGTTTCCATAGCCATGCCAGCAGTTGCAGGGTTGTCTCCACCTATACCTGCTTGTTCTCTAGCCATAACTGCATCATCTAAGAACTTGGTATAGTCACCTGTATTGTGGGATACCCACCTAATCCAGTTTCTTCCTTTGTTCGTCATGTGATATGCAACTTTGGCATTAGTTGTGGGATTTAAAAGATCACCAAGCCCTTTTAATTTAAACTTGGTACCGTGATAGTTCCACTCTTTCTTTATTCTATCGTCATAGTTTTTGCCATCCATATTGATCTGGAATAGGCCATAATCCTTACTACGCTTATTGATAGTTCCAGAATTACCACCAGATTCTGCCAATGCAACAGCAAACGCAGTATCTAAAGCTTTTCCTCTAAAACCAATATTGTGTAAGAACTGAATTAGTCCTTTTCTACTTCCCCCAACCATGGACCCACTGTCACCAGACACTTTATCTATGGTGTTGTTTAAGAAATGTTTCCCACCAGATTTTCCAAATCTTATGCCTTGTTCAATATCATCTGCTGGAAACTCTCTTTGGAAATCAGCAAAGTTTACTGGGGCTCCAGACATCATAGAGCTGCTTAAAGACTCACTTAATGGCACGCTGCTTAGGTTAGACAGCGTTCCTTCAAAACGCAGCCCCTCTCCAGAGTTACGAATAGTTTTGCTTTTAATGTCTTCTTTTTCTTTACCTATTCCTAGAAATCCCTTTACAGCACCAAAGATGTTGCTTACAGCGCTCTTAACACTACTTACTAATTTACCAAAGAAACTCTTAGGGTTTACTCGCCCTTGTGCTCCAACTCCGCCAGGATCTCTAAGCTCAAAGTGAAGGTGAGGACCTGTAGAAGTACCTGCTCCAGGGGCACCCCTCTTACCACCAGACTTTGCGATTACATCGCCTTTGTTTACTTGCTGCCCAACCTTTACTAAAATTTGGCTTAAGTGTCCGTAAAGAGTGCTCTTTTTTCCGTGATTTAGAATTATGTAGTATCCGTATTGCCTATGTGTTCCGGCATGTGTAACCGTACCGTTAGCTGCTGCAACAATTGGAGTACCTACTTGTACACCGTAGTCAATACCCCTGTGGTATGCAGAAATTTGTGGGTTCTTTGAGTTATCTCGAGGACCGTAATGAGAAGTAACTCTAGTACCTGCCGGGACAGGCATACCAAATATTTGACCTTTAGTGTCTTGATTGCCCGGACCCTTACCTGTTGTAAATCCTTTTTGTGGAGCAGACATAGATCCGGCAGGCATATTCTGCATACTTGTGCTGTTGTCTCCACCAACACCACACTTATGTGGCCCAACATTTCCGTGAGTGCAGTCGCCACCTTGTCCGTAAGGATTTGCTATTGATCCCACTCCACCAGCCACAGTTCCTGCAACTGCTCCAGGTATACCGCCAGCAGCTAAACCAGTTAACGCACCCTGGCCTAAATCAAACATAAAGTTACCGCCAGCACGAAGCCAGCCAGGACCCACCTGCATCCTCTTTTGTAAAAACTCCATGCCTTGATATACGCCAAGTGCAAGTCCAGCTCTTCCTAATCCTTTTACAAAAGGACTTTTAAATCCGCCCTTAAATAAACCTTTTGCTTTTGCTAAGTATCCTGCTGCACCGGTAGCTCCTGCTGCTGCAGCTGCACCACCAGCAGTAACGCCTCCCGTAGCTGCTGCAGCACCGGCAGTTCCCGCTGCATAAAGTCCACGCATCTTAGAAAGCATGTACATATTCATTCCTACACTTGCTGCAGTACCGGCTACACCAGTTAGAGTAGCTCCGGTATTTCCTGCTGCAGGTAATGTTTGGAGTACGCCACGTAGTGTTCCCAATGCATTTGCAACGCCTGCAGCCTCTTCTGCTAGCTTGCTAAAACCATCGTTAACCGCAGCTGTTGTTCTCATAGCTACGTTGTATCCGCCTACTAAACCTTTTTCTGTAGCCTGTAGCTTACGAGCTTCGCTAGTGTTGTAGCGGAAGTTAGTTCGCATAGGGCTTTCTTGACCAACACCCAAAAGATCTAGTGCTCGGTTTGACCCTTTAAGGTCTTCTTTTTTTAGAGGGCTGTCTTTCTTTGCACGAGCAATGATTCCCATTTGGATAATTCCAGCAAGGTTTTGATCTCCACCAGCAATAGCTTGAATAGTTGCATAGCCTTTAGATCCTGGATTAAGAACTAAAGCGGCTTGTTCTGGAGTTACTTTTCGCCCACCGTATAAAAATCTATACGTGTCGTTAATAATTGCATTAGGTGGTCGTAAGTTTCCTTTAGTATCACGAGCTTGAACACCTATGCGAAGGAACCGCATAGCATTTATGCCGGCTAATCCTTGCGCCATCTGTTCGTTGGTGCCGCCAGTTAATGCACTTAAGCCACCAACTTGTGGCATAACATTTCTAAAGGTGCCGCTATTAGCTGTATAGCCACCACTGTACATAAGGGACATGGCCGCCATGGTTGGACCCATAGCGCTAGTTGCTCCGCCACCTACCGCATTGTTAGATCTTAATATTACTTGACGAGAATTAAGACCACTAATACCTGCTACAGCATCTGCACCTAAACGTTGTGTAACAGCAGCGCTTGTGTTTGGCATCATGCCCATACCAATAGCGCCTACAGCTGCAGTTCCTAGCCCTACCCTACCTGCAATAGTTGCTGCCCGTGAAGCTCCAAACGTGGGCATAGCACCCAAAGAGCTAGACATTCCCGAGGATGATTTACCGCCATTGGCGGCTTCCATATTTTTCTTTATCTTCTCGGTAACTTTTTCAACTTCTTTAAAGACCTTAAGCATTTGCTTTTGGCCTTTGTCCATCTTTGTAAATAGTTTATCGACACCAGAAGTCATCCCGCCAACGATATTATCGTCGCCAGCAGGCATCAAGTTTTCATAACTTGCCAATGCTTCCACCCCTAGGTCTACTAATTGCTCTGTCCAACCAGATCATACGTTCTCGCAAGCTAAGCCCTTTTAACTCTGTCAAAGACCACCCAGGATAAAACTGTGCTAGGTAATCTAATGAAATAATTAAATTTTCGTAGCTAAGCTCTTTACTGAAACAAGTCCGCTAAAGTTAGCGGAAGCGATACCTCCTGACCGCAAGTTGGACATTCTTTCTTGATTTGTTGAAGTTGTGGGCCGGGGTTGCGTTCTGATATAGCGTTTAGGATTGCTCTACGATCTGAGACGCTCATCTTAAGGACAGTACTTGAATCTAAGATGGGATTGCCGTTGATCTCTAGAACACAGCTCTTTAATACTATGGAGTCCAATTCTGGAGCTGTTTTATTTGTTGCTGTTACTAGTTGCTTTTGTACTACACCGTTTGGAAGCTTTACTTTAACGTCCCCAATTTTACATTTTACTGTAAATACTGGATCGTTTTCTAACTTCTTCATCGGCACATCTTTATCTAAATCAATTGTAATGCTTTTTGTATCTTCACACTTAGAACAGATTTGGCCTTCTATAGCTACTTCTGATCCAAAAGTAAGTTTTCTAATCTCTAACAACAGAAGTTCTCTGTCTCCAGCCAACATAGTATCTAAAAGATCCCTGTCTACTGGCGAATCATTTAGCTTAACAACAGCACGTTCTAGTATTGTCATTAAACCTTTTGATATATCTGAGATTCTTGCGATAGCTTCCTCGTCCGCTCCTGTAAGTTCTCTTACCTCAGCTGTTGAAATAAATTCACCAAACGGAACTTGTAACCCCGCTAACAAAGTTACTTGTGGATCAGAAGGCGGTTTGATTGGAGATTCCTCTCGAACCGCCTCCTGAGGCACAGACTTAAGTGCTTTTTCGGTTAGTTGATTTACCAAAGCGGGATTATCTACCGCGCTTATGGTTGTCGTATCAGTAGTCATTTAGTTTTCCTTATCTAATTTAGAGACTTAGTTTTGCTGCTGATCCTGCTGTAGTCAATCCAGTAGCAAATGAAACATCAAAACCTTCATGGACTAGAGTCATTTCTTCTACCATGAGGGTATTGCCACCCGCATCAAGATTGCTGTATCCAATGTTGGTAATCCAAGCATTGTACACCTTAAATCTCATAGAGGTGTGAAGGTCAGTGTCATACTGACTTCCATTTGATGTGTCATCGCTTCCGGTTAGTGCTTTTGGATTTGGATGACTTAGTACTTGAATATCTATGTCGCAGCGGAACTCAGCTCCTACCCCACTCTGAGCAGTTCCCGTGGAGATAGCGAATAGTCGCTTCATCCATAGGGCATGCTCCTTCTGTCCAAAGGTGATGCCTTTAGAAAGAGTAATTGGAGTAAATGAGCTTTGACCTGGTAACTGATGGAAGTTGGTATTGAATCCACCTTCGCGGTAAGCGATGCTTTCAGTAGAGACAGTTAATCCGGAAACAGAAACAAAACCCATCTTTCCGAACTTATCTCCCCAACCAGTGTCTACCGTACCTACTGGATCAAAAGATACCAAGAATCGAAAATTGCGAAATTGATCTGTAGCAATTTGACTCAGTGTATTTTGTGGATTTGACATGAGTTATCTCCTATGCATTTCCGGTTAGTTGGCTTAGCTTAATAACGATAAACTCAGCTGGATATTGCAACGCAACTCCAATTTCGATATTAACTATTCCATTTTGGATATCAGTAAAGGAGGTTGTTGAAGAGTCTACACGCACAAAGAATGCCTGTGCCGCAGTAGCTCCTCGTAAACCACCTGATTGCCAGAAGTTAAGAAGGAAACCACTCAGCGTAGTATTGAGACGTCTCCAAAGATTTGGATCGTTATTCTCAAACAAAGCAAACTGGCTTCTGTTCTCTAGTTCTTTCTTGATATAAATCAAAGAACGCTTTACGTTGATGTAGCGTTCATTTGAAGTATTGCGAAGTGTACGTCCACCCATTGACACAATTCCTGCACCAGGAACCTGGCGGATTGCGTTGATAGGTTTAGTGCTATTGTTTAACGCATCGAGTTCTGCGTTAGTTAGCAAACGCTCTGTAGCAACTACGTTTGCTAAAGAATTGGTTAGGCCTGCTGGAGTCTTAAAGACACCACGAGAAGCATCAGTAGCAAGGTACTGACCAACCATAGCTGCACCAGGAGCCTGTAGGCGGGTTGCGCCACCAGCAGCACGGAGGCTATCTGGAATTAAGGTCCATGGCCAGTAAGCGGCTGCAACTCCACCATCTGAATCTGGTGCTGCAGCAATTAGATCAGTCACATAAGTAGCGGCCTGTGCTCTTGTTTGAGCCTGTGGAATATCAACTACTGCAAAAGCGTCTCCGCGTAGTTCGCAGTAATTAACAAGATCTCCCTGTACGTTAAGGGAGAGGGTACGATCATCGTTACTTCCTGTTGGCAAGTAAATGTACGCTGCGTTAGGAATGTTAAAGACGAGTGGGTTTTGAATTGCATCAAAAGTTGCCAAACCATCTGAGTAATTAACTCTTGTTGGGGCAGATCCATTTGCACCTCCACTGAGGGCTTTTAAGCCATCAGCTTCTGGCATATTATCTGGAGCAACAGATGCTGAGTTTAGATCATTAACCCGTACATATACAGAGCCAGAATTAACTACTGACTCTACAAATCTTGGATCATTATCTACCAAACTTAGATCGGTAAACTGTTCTACAACAACGCCGCTTACAGATACAACAAGATTAAATCTATCATCTACTCCTGCGTCTGTTACTTCAACGGCAATGTTATTACCCCATGCACCTGCGTTTTCAGCTTCTACAGCGAGTGTGTTAAGACCCCCTGAAGCCCGGTCTGTTAAGATTACGCTAGCCTTTGCTGCACCGGTGCCAGTAATACGCTTTACGTAGAGCTGACGACCACCATTAGCAAAGAAGTTATATGCTGCCCAAGTTACTGGGTAAGTGTCATTTAAAGCACCAAAAATTTTGGTGAATGATGTCCAGGAGTTAAGCAATACTGGAGCTGTTGCAGGTCCCTTTTCTAGGGGACCAACAAATGCACCAGCCGCTGTTCCTACATCTCCAAGAGCTACCGATTCTGGAAGCGGTACCTCGTTGATAAAGACACCTGGTCTACTGTATGTAGCCATATGTATTTCTCCTTGAGTTTAGGTTTATATTGTCTCGAGTTTCCATGTTATAGCGTTATTGTTTCGAATGGAGTGGCCGTGTATTGGATATCGATATTTGGATTTTGAGTGACCTTATAGACATCTGCAAACTCTTTCTGGAAGAGCTCAGAGCTAATTCGGACAGTGTAAACATTTCTAAACAAGCGCTTGTCTTGTTCAGTCGTGTCTCTTTTGGCAAACCCGATAAGATCCAGACGACGAATGCTTCGATCTTCTGGGATTACTAGGCCGCCAAATCTAAATGGGATACGAGTTGGTTTAGTTAACTCGTATATAATCTGCCGGTCATGTCTTGGTTGACGAGCATATGTAGTAATTTGATAATCTAGATATACGGGAATAGGAAGACTTGACCTATATTCTTGCCCGTCCACAGTTCCTTCAGGACTATATTTATGTTCTCCGGGAGTGAAGTACCACTCGCCACGCATTTCTCTTTCAGAGTCAATAGTTACATTTATTAAATCTATAGTGATATACGGATAGGATTGAAATCTAATTTCTGGATCAGGCTGCCCAAACCATACGCCTACTGGACGTGCTGAGTTACCTGAGTCAGATACCGTGATTCCAGACAGGGCTGCCTTTAGCGCCTGGTCCTCATTTAAAATAAATGGCATTAGAACAGCCCACCCTTCTTTAATACTCTATCAAAGTATGCAGTCATCTCTGTATCTTTTACTCCAGTCAAAAAATTACGAACTACTGGATTAGGTTGAGAATGCTCAGTACCGTATTCAGCATCCTCTACAGTTTGGGCATGCTTTGCTGGATAGGTAACTTTGTAGCTTAGATCAGAAGGGACAACCGTTAGATGTCTAGAAGCGCCAGATGGCCAACCAGATTGGTAGGCTTTACGGCGTAGCTGTGCAGTAAGTTTCTTAGCTGCTTTCTGCTGACCCTGTTGAATATGCTTCGAGATGAAGTTACTTACGCTTGTCACTTTTACCGAGTTTCGAGGAGAGTAGGTATCCTGCTACGAATCCCACCACTGCGGCCTTCTTCCCCTTTTCAGGAGTAGCGCCAACTAATCCTCGGACAAACTCTTGTTTATCAGCGTCTGTCTCGGCTTGCATCAATTTTCGTGCAAGATTAATCATCTCAAATCCTCCATCATGAGGCGTGCAGGGTATAGCAGGGTTCCGGGTTTCCCCGGCGTCATAGATAAGGATAAACAAGAAAGGCCCCTTTCGGGGCCTAACTGGTTACTTCTTTTTGTGCTTCTTTTTCTTATGTTCCCGCTTCTCTTCTTCGCGCTCGCCCTTTTTGCCTTCCTTGGCTTCATGGCGTTTTTCGACTTTCTTTTCAGCCTTCTTTTTTAGACGCTCATCGATCTTACGGTCTGCGGTTTGACTCTCAGGCTTATTACGCTTCCCATGGGCTGTGTCCAATTTTTCAAACTCTTCTTTTTCTTCTTTGGACATTCCTTTAGTAGTTTTGGCGTCCTGCTTTTTGTCATTTTTCTTGTTATAGGGAAGCCGCTTTCTAGACATTACATGCCTTTCTTACGAGGCATGGCTTGCTTTTTACCTTGTGCTTTAGAGCTACCCTTTTTACGGAGAATAGCAAAGTCACCGCTGTCAACCTTATTGTTCTTGTTGGCATCGAGTTTTTTCTGTCCACCTTTTAGCGCCATTATTTCCCTTTCTTGGCAGCCTTTTTACTGGCAGCCTTCTTCTTAGTACTAGCATACTTCTTGTTGGCAGCGGTTAGAGTCTTCTCGCCGTGCTTATCTTTGGGGCGCATACATCCGCAAGTTGCACACATGTCGGCCTACTTACAGCACTTGCACTTGCAAGCTTTGGTTTTGCACTTACCTTTTTTGCATCCACATCCAGCGCACATTATTTTTTCTTCTTTCTGGCAGCAGCCATATTGTCTACGAGGTTAGGATAGGGACGGCCTGCTGCCCGAGCCCTAGCCCTAGCAGAAGCCTTTTGCTTCTTGCTAAGTTTCTTTGATTTACCCGGAGTAGGATCTTTTTTATCCCAAACAGGCTTATCGCTTTTTGCCACTTTTTTTCTTCACTTTCTTAGGGAGCTTCTTACCCTTAGGGGTTTCACCCCCCCACTTTTCAGCCATTTTAGGGTCATTAGCATACATCCATTTACGCTGAGCTTCGGATTTAAAAGGCATTAAATACCTGGCACAGATCCTTCAGGATCCTCATAGAATGAGTATCTATCTCTAGGACCAAATGGGGTGTAGGTTGCGTACTCTGCAAACTGTGGGTCATTAATAAGCTCTTCAGCGTTTACCTGGTAGCAGACTACAGAAAATAAGGTGTAGTCATTAGTAATAATCCCCTTAGGTAGTACCTGTCTAGGGCTAAATACCTGGTTCTTAAATACAACGCGATCTCTTAAAAAAGCATCTGGGTTTGTAGGTAGGGCTCTTAATTCTGGGATAAGCAACGTCTCACTAGTTGATAGCGAGCTGCCTTCTGCTATATCCATATTTATTGTTATATTTAAAACGTCGGTGTTGTAGAAACCACGGTCACTAGGCACCGTACTGCCTTGTGTCAAGGTAGCGTTAATAACGGGAATGTGGTATGGGCCAACCCAACGACGTCCCCCAGTATTAGCTCCAACGTCGTATATGGGGTCAACAACAGTAGCAACAGGGTCATAAAGCCACCACTCTAAGTCATAGCCTACGGTACGTACTATTTCTTTTGTGGTGCCCTTAATAATCGATCCACGTTCATGATTGATCGTAAATCTGGAACCTTCGACTCGTTCTCCACGCATATAGAGAGTATATCCCTAAAAGACCTAACCTATAGGGTTTACAAAACCTACTTCTTTTGATGATCAATAAAGGGGTTATCCCAGGCATCCCTACCCCTAAAATATTTTCTTCCGGCTGAGTGGGGCTTTAGCATGTCCTCTTGTTGCCGTTGCCTAGCTAATTCGGTCCCGGCTTTGTACTCTAACTCAATCTCTTCAGGGGTAAACAGTTCGTCTGCATATTTGATGGTAAAACGATCTGCAAAATATCTAGGTATTGGTATAAAAGCTCCAATAGGATCTCCTGCCTTTATAGTCACATAGATATTAGGTTTGGTGACTTTTAAATTAAAGGTAAAATCACGACTAAGATTATCAGTCTCTATTACCCCAGTCATATGCATAAGCCCGTGTTGAGGAAAATTAGGTGGGGTTATAGTCATTAAATTTATTCCTGGCGGAGTTCGATAATGCCATAAGTTTTGAATTGTTAATATTCCAGAACCAAAATGACCATCAAATCGTTGACATCTAGCGTCTTCATGTTTTTGATTTATTATAAGGCCATGTATAGAGTCGTCCCCATTCCAATGAACAGTTACGTCTCGTTCAGCTCTTACTATAAACCCATAAACATTTCCTATAGACAGCGGAAGGCAATAGTAAAAGTGAGAAGTAAACCAATCTCTTTTTTTAATTTCTGTCAGAGGTATTAAAAGCTTATCAATATCCTTTTTGTCTATCCCTGGTTGTGGTACGACAACTAACGTTTGTTTTGGAACAAAAGTGTCTTTATTAATCATGAGTTGGCACCCCTATTTTGCTTATGTTTAAAGGAACTATATACCCGGTTAATTTACAAAACTCATCTATAGTTTTTTTAGGGACACCATAAAAACCTTCAAGCTCTCCGCGTATAAATTTGTTTCCCCTAGAGGTATCATTTAACATGTCTAATTTGGGGTGGCCATCATTCCACGGCTTTACGTTACTTTGTATAGCTATTCTATCTTGCGAGTAAAAATGAAAAAATACCGGGTTATTAAAAAAAACTATTGGGTAGCCGTGATAAAAAGCCCTAATACTTAAACACATCTCATCACAAAAAAAATCTAATTCTGGGTCTTGAGGCACTTTTAACAAAAACTCTTTTTCAGAAAAAACGCAAGCTCCATGTATATAGTGGTGTTCTGTTAAGTCTTCGGCTTCTTTATGACTAGGCCAATTTCTAAACTGGGCACCTTCTAATACGGCGTGGGACATACGTAAAACCGGTCCTGTTTCTCTGTTTCCATTGGAATATAGTCTATACATCGCGGGGTATGCGCTCAAAACTACTGGGGAATTGAATTTTTCTTTTGCTTTTTTATATACATTTATTATGTCGACATCCCAATTTTTTACAGAAAACATGTGTGCGTCTATCTGAAGAACATAATCGTAATCGCTAAACATGGCGGTTGATAAAGATCGCGCCCAAGTTACGCCGTAAGTTTCTTTTGGATTTACCTTTAGATATCTTAAATTTAAAGTAGGTATAAATGAAAGATCTGGATGCTCGTAGTCTTGAGATACTACAGAGAATAAGATACGATCTTTATACTTAGCGTCTTCATAAAAAGAACGAACAGTGTGTTCTAATTCTATTTCTCTATATGAAGGGACAGAAATAAGTATTTTTTCATGCATTAGTACAACGCATACTCTTTAGATTTATCAAAAGTCCAAAAAGAAGCAATCGTGTACCTAGTGCTATCTTCTATTTTAGTTACGCCATGAAGATGTTCAGGATCACCAGGATGTATAGCTAAGTTTCCAGCTTTTGGTATAACCTCAAAATTATGCTCCGGGTAGTACGTATGACCCCCAGAATAGTTATCGTTTAAATAAATTATCGCTCCAAATACCCTATGCTCAAAACCTCTATGTTCTGTATTAGTCATGTCGTCTGCGTGAGGGGGTTGCTCCATTCCGGGAAACCAACGAATAATTTGAGTAAGATCTGCGTAAACTTCTTTGTCTAGGCCGTACTCAAACATAATAGCGTTTTTAACTTTTATGGTGGCTTCGGCAACAATATCTGCAACTTTAGGGTCTATGTTTTTTCTAAGGTTGGGAAGTCCTAAAGCCCTATTAGACCAAAAATCATTGCCCGCACCCTCCCAAGTATCTACTTTAGATACGGTGGTTACTATGTATTCGCAATCTTCTTTAGATAAAAAATTTGATACTACTTTTGGATTAAACATTTTAGCCCTCTTAATCTTCCGTTTTAGACCATTTTCCTACGGGACATTCCGCAAGTTTTAATTTAGTTTTTAGGTGCATTAAACAACCGCATTTTTTACACTGGTTTGTAGATTTTGTAAGAAATTCGCAGCCCCTACAAATGTTAAACCTAAGCTCAGCTATAGCGTCGGTAGTGTAATTATCCTTATTTAAAAGTTGCCAAGGTCTAGTTTCTCCTTGAGCTTCTTTCATATCTTGGAGTTTTTGCTTATATTCTTTCCATGCAGACATGCGTATAGTGTACCCTACTTAATTGGTGTGGGGTAAAAAGGCGGTTCCGTCATGCACCCAACCAATAGAAACTTCTTGGGAGCAGGGAAATACATGGGCATCAGAGGATAAACCAGCCTGAATCCTATAAAAATCTTCTGGATCCATATCCTCTTTAACATAGGTAATTGTTCCTACTACATCCTCATCAACAACCACAGCTACCCTACAGATACCTTCTGAAACGCTCTCAACTTCTGTAGCCGGATATAGCATTTCAGAGTCAGAATAAAAAATTCCATCCTTATATGTGTACGTTTTGTCCACGTTAGGGTAACGGTCGATATTTATGACTGATGGATCAGAGCTAAATGCCGCAATCCATCTGTCCCAACTTCTTGTACTAATATCGCTGGGTTGATCAGGTAGGTCCATAGTTAAGAACACATCGCCTTCAACAACAAATGCAAATCGTTTTGTTAGCAAACGATGCCTCCCAAGTTAGTACAGTTACCTGCACAGCTTACGGTACCCAGTCTAGCGCACTCTCCGCCAGGGCCATAACCGTAGACTTCACAGATATCTCCTTGGTTAGGTACACAACCTGGAGGTGGAGGTGGTGGTGGAGGCGGAGGCGGAGGTGGTGGAGGCGGAGGTGTTGACGGACAGCCAACAAACTCACAAAATCCTAAGAAACACTCATAGCAAGTCGGACAGCTCACATTACTACATGGATCCGCTGGTGGAGGTGGTGGAGGTGGAGGTGGCGGTGGCGGTGGAGGCGGTGGTGGAGGTGGCGTACAACTATCCTGACATACGTAAGAGTATCCAGATATGCTTCCACAACAATTATAGTTTGCTATACGCAAGGCATTACCGCAACACTCA